TCATCGTCGCCCTTGCTGTGTGCCTTGGGCCGGTAACGTGGATTCGTTGCGCCATCAGATCACCGTCACCACGCACTTGCCGTCGCCGCCTGCGCCTGAGTTTTGATTAACCCCGGCCCCTCCGCCGCCGCCGGGTTGCGCACCAGCGGTTGGGGCGGTGGACGAACCATTGCCGCCATTGCCACCATAGACGCTTGTTCCGCCTGTGCCACCAATGGCGGTGGTGTAACATCCCCCGCCGCCACCGCCGCCATAAATCGATCTGCCGCCAACCGTCAATGATGCGGCCTCGCCGCTTCCCGCACCGCCGCCACCGCCGCCATGGTAGGCATCTTCTGCCGGGGATATTGTTGTTCCATTGGATGAAGGCAGGGTTGCAGACGCCCATTGGCCGCCACCGTTGCCGCTTCCGGGACCGCCGCGCCCCGGCTTGCCGTAAGCGGAGGTGCTATTATAGCCCTCACCGCCGCCGCCGCCGCCGGGGTTTGTTGGAGCAGTGGAGCCAGAAGACGAGCCGCCTTGCCCGCCGTATCCAGTTACATGACTGCCAAAAGTAGTGTTGCCGCCGTTGTTGCCAGCGCCGTTCGCGGTTTTTGATGCGCCGCCTTGGCCAACCGTTACTGTTTCTGTTGAAGAAAGAGCCGACAACGGCATAACGCGCCGGATGTAAGCGCCGCCACCGCCGCCGCCAGCTAAATTGTTAGTTTCCCTTGCGCCACTGCCGCCGCCGCCCCAACACTCGATAATGGCAATCTGGCCTTTTGCGGGCTTGGTCCATGTTCCGCTAGTTGTGAACGTTTGAACATTCAGGGTGTTTTGTGTGGAATGACCCAACGTCAGAAAGTCCGCGCCGGTGCATGTAACAATGCACGATTCCCCGGTAGCCAGTGCCACCGTTGCGGTGCCGTTGATCTGCTCGCTTCCTTCCGGGTTGATGGTAATCACACCAGAACCGGAATTGCGGACCCCAAACGTGAACCCGGCACCAAGCGTAGCCGCCGCACTCAGGACCAAATCCCATGTTCCGGTTGTCGCGTTGATGATTTTTCCACGGTCTGCTGCAACGACCGTGTACGTTGCCGACTTGTCCACAATGCCGTTGCCAATTGCCCCAATGGCAATCAAAGCTGCTGATTGCGTTCCCGTTGTGCCAAGCAGTCCGGCGAGGAAGTCGTGCAGGCCCGTAACCGCCGTTTTGAATTGGCCTTCGGTTACAGAACTGCCGGTAAACTCGCTTGAGGGTGGCAAAGCTGTCATGTCATCTCCACATCAAAGTGTTTTGGTCGGCATCCCACATCAACACCGAGTCCTGATACCACATGTAGTCAGAGTATAGCCCGTAATAGTTTTTCACCCATGGACCCTTTGTCAGGCCAACACCGCATACACGAAAAATCGTGGCGGAACCGTAAATGGCTTGGCCGATGAAGTTCGCAGCCCGCGTTTCTGTAACCCGCGTCCAGTGCTCGTCATCTACGGATGCTTCGATGATGTAGTAGTCGGCGCCAGCCGCCGGGCGCCACGAAAGAAGGGCAAGATTAGGGTTGTCAACCGAGCTTTTGCTGACCAAGCCTTCGATAACCGGGGCGGTATACACGGTCGGAAGCTGACTGCTCACAATCGGCGGCGCTGTTACCCCTTGGTCTGCGGTATGTACGGACGGGTCTTCGTTGACGGCCTCGATGTCAACCTGCGTCAAGCCGCGTGGCTTGATGCTAATGACTTTGGCCATCTGGCTCCATGTATTAGCTGAACCGAACACAAACACCGTTCGCTCGTATTCTTCGGTGACAAACATGTCTGGCGAGGCGCTTACAAAAGACACGCCATGCTTCGACGCCCATTCGACCTCATACGGGCCTTGTACGCTTCCGTCGCGCCGCTTTACTGCAACATAGTGGGGCGAAGGGATGCTCCAATCGAATTGGTCTTCGACCAGTGCCGTGGCGCGCGTAACCGGTACTGTTTCAGTTTTGACATACGGTCTGCGCCAGTCGTAGCCTTTGCTGGAATGCGTTGTAATAAGCTGCGCCCCCCACAACCAAACACCGGAAGAATAATTGCCGGTATATGTCGGGCTGATACTTGTGATGGTCGGGCCACACAAAACAACAACCATGCCAATTGCCGCATTGCCGTCAGCTTGTGCCGTAACGCTGACATGGAACCACCCGTCGCCATCGTCCTCAACAACGTAGCCAAGAACGTCATCACCAACCGCCAACACCTCGCCAGTATCTGGCCTTATGACGACAAACGCTTGGCTTCCGAATGCTGCGACATTGCCGGGACGAATCATCACCGAACGGTCGCCACTGTAGTCCTTTACCCAGATTGAAAAGGTATAGGAAGTCCCGGAGTTGACAGTAACGTCGGTTCTCCCCATGCCATGTTCAGCAGTTGTATCGTGCTCAACAATCCTGTCGCAAGAAGTCCCGCCATCTGGCGTCGTAAGTGGCCACTTCGCTACATAAGCGTCGGCCCACGCCCAGTAGCCAAAATCCTCCGACCTAGGAACAAGGTTCATGATGGATATTTGATGCGTACAGTCTGACGCTTGCCCCCATTGCGGCATGTCGTGCTGAACGGCAATCAAGTCGCCAATGGACGGGATGAAGCCTTCCATTTCGGTCGAAAACCGAATTACTGTTCGCCGGTAGAAGTTGGCCGCCGCATAGTAAATTCCCTCGCGGTGTGCCTGATCCCTGTCGGTAATGCCCAATAATGAAATCTTGGCTGGCACCTGCTTTAGGCTACCGGGAAGCGCGGACGTAACCGTGCGCGGTACCCATGCCACGTCGGAAAAATAAGTGACCTCTACGCAATCAGCCGTGTCCTCTGTCGGAGTAAGGAACTCGACTGAGAACGACCCCTTGATGATGTTGCGCATAGAAAACAGCGCAACCGGGGTGCTTTGCGCCGAATCGCGCACAACTCGCACGATGCCGCCTTGAATAAATGGCTTTGCCCTACCGCAAGCTGCCGCTTGTGTTAATGCCTCCCAGAGGGTAAGCGTGTTGTCAAAGCGAAAATTGAACTTGTCATTACGGCTGGCCCACTCCTGACCCAGCGCAACAAGGCCATCAAGATCAATCCGAGAATCCGGCAAGCCGCGCCCGTAATTTGCGTTCTTGAGCATGTCGGCAATGGCCCACGCGATTGACTGGCTCGCCGTCGGGTTTGCGGACCATCCGGTGCCGGTTTCCCATGTATACAGTTTGCGCGTCGATGTCACGGCGATCTTCCGGCTTGCCTGCATCGAAAGGTTGTTACTCGCTTTCATGCGAACGGCAAGCAAGGTGATGTCGCCAAAATCAGTCGTTTCCGGGAGATACGCCCTCAAGCCCGTCCACGCCAAATCATCGCCGACGGTTGACACGCTGGATTTTGCGTTTGTGCGCCGCGCTTGTACCTCGTACCTAGACGGCGCGACGCCATGCCGGAAGCTAAATCTCTGCGGCGTCGTTGTCGACGCGGTGATCGTTTCTTCTGTCCATTGCTGCCACGTCCCGATTGGCATCCCATCGTCATCGATTTCGCGGTACTCGGCAACAAACTTGACGGTCGCAGATTCGATTGCGCCCGTGCTTTGGTTGACGGAATACAGGCCGCGCGGACAAACGATGTCGATTGCTAGCGCATTGGCTTCCGTATCTGGCGCATTGACAATGAACGGACCGACGTAAACGTCAACGTTGCAGTTCCCGCTTGTCGTCGTTGAGTCCGTTGCCGTCACGGTAAACGTTCCGCCGGTGGCATTTACGACGCTATAGCGCCCATCAATGGCGGTGCCGCTGGTGAAGTCTAGGTAAAGCTTAGCGCCCGGAGCCAGCGCGTGATCCGCAAGGGTCACCGTTATGGTTGTGCCTGATTGGCTGTAGGTCGCGCTTCTGCGCCCCGCAAGCTCTTGACCGGACACCTCCAAGCTTGTCGTCACGTTTGACGGGAAAAGCGTCAGCGTTCCGCTGGGCGCCACAACCTCATACGCAACTTCCTCCCATGAGGAAATATCAGTGTCTTCAATCTGGACGGCCTCTATGTCGTAGTGGCCCTGCCCGATAACGAACAATTGGTAAAGGTACTGCTCATTGCCAACATATTCGGTGTACGGTTGCGCCCCAAAGTCCGGGTAGCATTTGACGCGACCGTACTGACTTGGAATGGAAGCGCCGATACGCGCGGCATTGCCTTGCCCTTGCAATGAATACGTCGGGCTTGCGCTAGCTAGTGCCGCAGCTTGGTTGGGCGTTGGCATTCTCGGCGCGGGAAACAATGCGCTTACTAGCATTGACCCAACCAGCCCGACGGCCCCGGCGAAAACCTCAAAGGCAAAGCCTTGAAGGCCAATGCTCATGTTCAGATAGCCAGCAACGAACGGCGCTGCCCACGCAACAACAATCATGAGCAGAATGCGAAGCGGGTTCGAGTCGCCGCCGCCACCGAGCGGCAACGTGTAGAACGTAATTACATCAGCATCCTCGACCGTTTCGTCCCAATAGCGACGCAACACTGGCTCGCCGTTGCGCAAACACACAAAGGGCTTGTCCGTCTTTGGCGCAAGCTTCCAAAGCGGAACCGGCGTTTCAATTACAAGCTGCTCCATTCCTTTGTATGGATGAAACGGGTCATGAGTAGTGACGCAAACGGCCCTCATGGTTGACACCTGTAATACTTGATTAAGGTCCACCCGTCCCTTTGCAAGTCGATGGGCCTTTGGCAAACAACACCCGTTGCTTGCATGCTATGCAGCACCGAGCCGCCATTGGCGTCAACCCAGACCCCGATATGAATTGGGTTTTTCCCGCGCCCAAGAAGCACGCCATCACCCTCAGCCGGAATATCGACTTGATGCCATTTTTGCCGCTCTTCGTGATGGTCGATTTCGCGCATCTGCGCAAGGGCGGACATCCCGGTCGTGTCGATTACTGGCACGTTGCGCCCAAAACGCTCGTTTTGAATGCGCCGGAAAAACGCCCAACAATCGCTAACGCCAAGCTCCCACGGCTGGCCAATGTACTGAGCGGACCAATGGCTCATAGAGGCACCAAACCCGGAAACCGTTCTGGCGTGTAAAGCTCTGCCGGAAACCGCCGATTAAGCAAGTCCGCGTATCCAGCCGTGGCTCGAATTCTTGTCGGCGTAGCCACGATCTGCGTGATCGTCAGCACAAGCGGCGGGTCATTTGCCGGGTACGACAAGTGGTCGCTTAGGTATTGCCGATAG